CGCCAGCCGCGGCGCACCGCGCGCCAGGTAAAGAGCGCGGCCGGCAGTCCGAGCCAAACGCCCGCGATGATCCAAGTCATGATACCCCCTTGGTGCGCCCTAGCGGCGCGGTTGTCGGTTACGTCTTCGCATCTTCGGCGTCGGCAGAACCGCGTCACGCTTCCGGCGCCATGACCGATATGCGATCAGCGGGATCGAGAAGACCACCACGAGGATCGCCCAGCCGAGGCGTAGGGGCCAGAAAATCATTTCATCCCGTCCATAACCTTGCGGAGCGCCGCAGCCATGTGCTGACCCCGGCGCGTCTCCAGCCAAGCGGCGAAGTCGGCCTTCCGCTCCTCGTCGGTGGGCGTCTTGGTCGCGTTGCGCCCGTCGGTGCCCATCAGGCGCGAGGCCTCCCGCAGGCCCACTTCGCTGATCAGATCGTCAACCTCGTCGGGGCTCATCGCATCGTCCCGCACATCACGCAGTACTGGCCCTGGATCAACTTTTCGCCGTCGTCGCAATTCAGGCATGGCGGGCGCGGCCCATAGGCGACGTAAAGGAGGTGGTGCTGGCAATACTCGGCGATAACCCGCGCCCCGCACATTGAGCGAATGTATGGGATGGGGGCCTGCATTCCCGGCTTCTCAAACGCCTCAAAATGGCTGATGCCGTTGCCGTCCAAAACATGGACGCGCTCGCCACCCACGAACCCGATGGCGACAATAGGCTGACTGTTCATCTCGTCACCCCACCCCATCGCTTGAACCCCCTCATCGCGCCCAACTCCGCTTCATCCGCCGCCGCTGCGGCTTCGTCGGCAAGTCCTGGCCGTAACTATACCGCATCGGCGCGGTGTCGGCCTCGTCCAATAGCGCGGCGGTGTCCTCGTCGTTGTCGAAGCGACCGTCGAGGTCGTCGGGAAGTCCGTCAGGCCGGCGCATGGGCGTCTCTCGCGTGGTTGGCGCAGACAATCCGCACCTCGATCTCCGGGTCGCTGTAGGCCTGGAACGCCTCGACCGATGTGTTCCAGCCACAGGAGCACCGAACGGCCAGCACGCGGCTTTGTGGGTCCACCGTGAACCGCGCCGGCGTGCTGATCAGAAACCCGCTCGCGATCAACCGCTGGCGCCCGAGGTCCGACAGCTCGATCAGCTTGTCGCCGCGCCGGAACTTGATCAGCCCCGCGTCCCACATTTCGAGGACGGCGTTCGCGGTCTTGTAGGCTTGCCCCGCCGGGACCGTTCCGAGCAATGCGGCCCGCGTCATCGGCCCCGGCTCCAGCGCCTTCGCCGTCGCGCGCCAGATGCCGTGCAGTGGCGCAGCGGTGGCCGTGGGCGGCGTTTCGATATCTGCTGCGCCCGTCATTGGCCAAGCCTCTGCCTGACGCACTCGGCAAGCGCCGCTGGCGTCAGGTCCATCAGGACCGCGATGGCGTCGTATGGACCGCATGCGAAGCGCTGATGGGTCGGCGTGGCAATGCCGGCATCCATCAGTGCCTCCTCGACGCCGACGTTCTCGCTCCACGTCTTGACCCATATCTGGCCAGGACCCGGCTCAAGCGCGCCCAGACCCTCCAGATTGACCGTGGCGACATATTCGCGCTCGCCGTCGCGGGTGACGATGATGGCTGTCTCGCCATTGCCATAGGCGCCGAACTCGATGTCGCCCGCGCGACCGTGTTTCGTGGGGCCGATCTTCATGACCGCTCACCCGGAACGTAATACCGATCCGACACGCACGGCTCGGCGGTCTCGCCCCGGATGAACCGCACATCGACCACGTCACCATCGGCCATCTCGGCGAAATGCTCCTCGATGTAGAGGTGCGCCGTCCGCATCGTCATCGTATCCCAGTGGTAGGCGTCCGCGCTGCTGTTCCGCTCGCCGTCCAGATAGCCCAGGATCACCGCGTCGCCGCGGCGGAACCCGCACCGAATCAGGCCGTACTCCTGGCCCGGCGATGGGGTGGTGCTCAGCGCAAAGCACTGAATGTGTGTACCGTCGTCGCGGATTTCGAAGATTTTGACCTGCATTGGGTGGTCTCCGGTTTGGGGTGGCGGGCGTGAACATCAGACAGCCCTCAGTCGGGTTTCGTGGATGCAGAGCGAGCCGCCGTCCGCGAAAGTGACGGGCCACCAGAAGCCGCTCGTGGGGCTTACGCAGCGGGGTTTGCCGCTGATCTTGGCGGTTTCGGTCCAGTCGGGTGTGAACCGTGGCCCAACAAGCCGCTGGACCGCCACGACTTGGCGACGCTTCAGGTTGAGTGTGGGTTCCGAAATGATCGGGCGCCCTTCGGCGTTCTCGTCGAACTTAGCGGCGGTGGTCATGTGCTTAATCCCTCGGGTCAAAGGCCCTGCCGGGGCCGATGTCGATATATAGCCGCATCCCCGATCATATAGCAAGTATATATCTCGCGACCCGCGATTGTGCAGAAGAGCCAGCGATGGCATTGTGGCCGCATGGCGAAGTCGAAGGTCAAAGCGCCCCCGGCGCCAGCTCAACCGCTTGGGAAGCGCCGCCCTACCTTCGCGGACGTTGGGCCAGTCCTTGATCTGGTTTCAGATGGCCAGTCCGTCAGGGCGGCAGCATTGGGGCTTGGCATCCATTCCGGCCAAATGCACGCGCTGCTCGGCTCCACGCCGGAACTAAGTGCCCAGTACGCGAGCGCGCGCGAGGCCCGCGCCGAGGTGTTCCAGGAGCAAATGATCAGCATCGGCATGGCCGCCGCGACCGGGCGCACGATCACAATCGATGGCGAGAAGCGCACGATCAGGGCCGACGGTGCTCGCGTGGCCCTGGACGCGATCAAGTGGGCGACCGCTCGGATGGCTCCCAAGACCGCGCCGGTCGAACGCCACAGCCATTCGTTCGAGAACCTGAGCGATGCCGAGTTGGACGCTCAGTTGCGTGCCTTGGAAAGCAAGATGCGTGGCGATGCTGGATCGTCATGAGAAGGCCGACTATCTCGCGATGCACGCGGAGCGTCGACGCCGGGATGAGCGGCAACGGCTAGAGGCAGACCGCCTCGATATCCTTGAGCGCTGCCGGTCGCTTGCAGGCTTCGTGCGCGAGGCTTGGCATATCCTTGAGCCCAGCACGCCCTTGGTCTGGAACTGGCACATGGATGCGATGTGCGCCCACCTTGAGGCCGTGACGAGTGGCCGGATTAACCGGCTCCTGATCAATGTTCCGCCTGGCTCATCCAAGTCCATGATCGTCTCGGTGCTCTGGCCGGCGTGGGAATGGGGACCCATGGGCATGATGTCGATGCGCTATCTCACGACGTCGTTTACCGAGCACGCGGTTAAGCGCGACACCCGCAAGCACCGCGACCTGACGCTGTCGGAGTGGTATCAAGCCCTATGGCCTGAGGTTCGGCTCGTGCGCAGCGGCGAATTGAGCTTTGCGAACACTAGCATGGGAGGGCGCGAGGGTATCCCGTTCAACAGTCTCACGTCCAAGCGCGGTGATCGGCTGATCATCGACGACCCTCATTCGGTTGACGGCGCCGAGAGCATCGCGGATCGCGACAAGGCCGTGCGCCTATTTCGCGAGGGCGCGACGAACCGGCTTAACGATCAGGCCAAATCCGCGATCGTGGTCGTGATGCAGCGCCTGCACGAGCGCGACATCAGCGGCACGATCCTCAAGATCAAGATGGGCTATGAGCACGTCTGTCTCCCGATGGAGTTCGACCCGGCGCTCGTCTGCGAGACTTCGATCGGCTTCCGCGACCCGCGCACAGAGGACGGCGAACTGCTTGACCCAGGGCGCTTTCCGCGCCCGATCGTCGAGGACCTCAAGCGCGACATGGGTCCATATGCCTACGCCGGCCAGTATCAGCAGCGCCCGGCGCCGCGCGAAGGCGGTCTGTTCAAGCCCCGCATGATCGTCCCGGTGGACGCAGTCCCCAACACCACGCAGCGCCGGACGCGCGCGTGGGACTTCGCCGCAACGCGCGCGAAGGGCGGCAACGACCCAGACTGGACCGTCGGGGTGAAGATCAGTCGGTGCGCGGAGGGCTTTTTCTGGATCGAGGACGTGATCCGTGATCGGGTTGGCCCAGAAGAGGTGCGCAGGATCGTCGCGAACACCGCCGTACTGGATGGCGCGGCATGCCGCATTCGTGGCCCGCAGGACCCAGGACAGGCAGGAAAGGCCCAAGCGCAGGACTTCG